CTTTGCTTGTGTTACAAGTGACATGGTTGTCTCCGCGAGGCCAGTCGTTACTTTTCTTTTGTGTTGTACCTACGTCCTTCCCAAGTAAACGTCTTTTGATTGTTGCTTTTAGCTTTACGCTGCGCTTCTCTAAAAGAAACCGCCGACTTAGAAGATTTACGATAAGTCGGATAGTCAGACGGATTAGCTCTAGGGTCTTTTTTTGCTGCGGCTTTAGGCGTGCTAGTGCTTGAGTCATTACTACTTTTACCTGCACTATAGCCAGCGGCGGTTGAGGCTGCGCCAGCAGCGGCTGTGCGTCTAACGCTTTGTCTGGTGGCTCTTTGTCCTTTTGTTGCTTGTGCTACTTTCTTTTGACCCGGATTAGGCTTCGTAACCATGTCTCTACCATGCTTACGCGCCTCTTCTACCGCCCTTTTGCCATACTTTTTAATAGCTTGCTTAAGGCCTTGTCGTCCAAGGAACGATAAAATCACGGGAATTGCCGCCGGGGCTGGCATACTGTTCTCCTTAACTGTACAAGTAGACTATATCTTATCATATTTTGGACTAAATGTCAAGCCTTATTTCTTACTTTTAGTACCGCTGCACTTCCAGCGCTTACGGCTTAGGCGTAGCGGGCTGTTGGGGTCTTTGGCTGCTTTGGAGTGGCTTTTCATTTGGCCGGCGCTACGTGCGCAGTAGGCGTCGCCTTTGGACGTGCCGGGACGTACGCGCGGCCCACCGCCCTTGGCCTGCCCCGCCTGCCCGTACGACACTTTCTTGCCGCTAGCGGTTACTTTGACGCGGGCTTTGCCCTTAGCGGGCGTACGTTTATTTGGCATTGCGCTTCCTCCTACGGCCAGAAGCCGTTACGGCATGCTTGATAGGCTTGCTGCTAGTCTTGCGCTTGGTAGATGAGCGCTTTTCAGCAGCGGTCATTTTGTCTGCCACGGCCTTTGGGCGGCATGACGGATACGGGCGCTTGTTCTTATCCTTACCAGAACGGCCACATTTCTTGCCGGTCTTAAGATCACGCCAGTCTTCCTTAAACCACTTAGTCAGACCGCCCTTGGGCTTATCAGGCATAGGTGCCTCCGCGTTTCTTATACTCTTTGGTTAGCCAGCCGCTAGCGTACGCAGAGGGCCATACGTCAAACTTACGCTTAGCCTCTGCCTTAACCTTAGCGTACAGCGCTTTGTTCTTAGGCGTTGGGCTAGACTTCTTAGTAGCCACGGCGCTTGCTCTTCATGGGCTTAGAGCGTGCAGCAGAGCGCTTAAGGCACTTACCGGCTTTCTTGCACTTAGCGGGGGACGGGCAGGATGCACAGGGTTTCATAATCAACTCCTAGTTACGGGTAAGTGGTAATGCCATACAGGGCCGGGAAGACAGGCGCTATGGGCTTCCAAATGCCCTGTGCTGCGTCCCAAGCCAATACGTCGCCATCATTGGGCGTAGCTGCCGATACGTTGCACAGCTCGTCAATTCGGCTAGTTGTAGTGGGCCGTACAAAGATTGTGCCTTGCGTTTGGTGCGAGCGCGTAACGGCAGCAACAAGCACGGAGCATGCAGGCTTAGCGGGCTCTACGTTAGTGAGCGCTCCGGCTGTAGTAGCTGATAGCCATAAAAGATCGCCTTCCGTAAACGCCAGCGTGTCAAGCTCCCGCACCTTACCAAAAGATGTAACGTACCCAAACTCGTTATTAGCAAAGTCTTGCGTAGCAACGCCAATAACCCACTCTTGACGAAAGCCCGGAACAGTTACATCAGCTTTTTGAATAAGTAAGTGATTGCCCTGTGCGCCAGCAAACATAACAACTTCACCGTTGCTAATGGCTTCAGAGGCTTTGGCATAAAACAACTCTTCTTGCCCAAGCTGCAGCGTTACTTCATCGTTAAGCGGAAAGTCAATAGTGCCGTCTACGTTGTTCCAAGACGTGGGACCGCCAGAGCCTGGGACATTTAACGAAGCTGCTTCTGTTATTTCACCTGTTCCGCTGCCCTGCGACTGCCCTAATATGTACGTATTGCCCTGAGACTCCACAGAAAGCCCGCTGAGCGGTCCTACGTCTACTTCGCTACCGTCCGTAAGGGTAAAAACTAACGAGCCGTCAGCGGCAATATAGGCGCTCTCAACGCCATTGCCGTCTTGGCCGTCAGCGCCAGCCTCACCGGCAGGGCCTTGAGGACCTTGTGGGCCTTGTGGGCCTTGCGGTCCAACAGCGCCGTCTTTGCCGTTGCGTCCGTCTTTACCGGCAGGCCCTTGAGGACCTTGTGGTCCAGACGGCCCAGATGGGCCTTGCGTCCCAGGCGCTCCAGCAGGACCTTGTGGCCCCGTGAAGCCATCCATTTTCTTTACAAGAGCAAGTAACGCTAGATCAGATGCCATGGCTTACTGCTCCTGTTGCGGCGCTTGCGGCGCTTCAGCGCCTCCCTGTGCGGCAGCGCCACCCATTTCGGTTAGCTGGCGAATCAGCTCCGCCTCTGCATTAGCCTTAGCCATTTCGGCTTCGTTGTTTTGCTTACCCCGAAGCTCTTGCTCTCGTAGCAGCAGCTCTGCCATCTTCACGCGGCGCTCAAAGTCTTTGTCTGCAACGCCGTCGTTGTTCTGGTCGCTGTACTTAAGCGTAAGCTCCGTCGGTGCCAGCTCCGTTTCCGTGTTGTACTTGTTAGCGCGAGACTGGGACTCAGCGGCCTGTGCTTGCAGAAGCTGCACCTGACCCTGCAACACAGCCATCTGCGCTTGCTGCTGCGCCATAGCCATCTGCTGTGCTTCCGGGTTGGGCTGCGCGCCGGCCTCAATGGCAGCAAGCAACTCGTCACGGTTGGTTACGTTAAGGTGGTCGATAATACCCTTAATAACCGCGCCGTGCGCAGGCGACTCAGGCGGCACCATCTGCAGGATTTGTGCAAGCTGTGCCACTTCGTACTCACGAGCCATAGCGCCAAGGGAGCTAAACGCCACGAATTGGTAGTCGCGGACCGGGTAGTTCTCCGGGTCAAACTGCATGTAGCGGTGTGCTGCTTTGCGCACAAACGGGATTAGGAAGTTTTCTTGGAAGTTCACCAGCGTACGCTTCTGGCGCTTGACAATGGCGCCTTGCGTCATGGACATGCCGGCTGCGGTGACATCGTTCTGCACCATGCCGGCGTTAGCTTCCGAAGCGCCCGTAGCCTGACTAACCATTTGCTGTAGCTGTGCGCCTTGCGCAAAGGTCACTTGGTCAAGTTGACCAAACTTAAAGGGCATGATGGAATCAGACGGAGCGCCGTTGGTCAGCAACATGCGGCCAGGGCGTACTTCAAGCTTATGGCCTCGCGGGATACGCGTTGCGTCCACGGCCATCATGGGATGCGTAGTAAGGGCGAGGGCGTCGATGCGTGCCCTTAGCTCCGCGTCCAAGGCTTTTTGTGACATATAAGCTTTTTCGCATACACCCCGTCCCCAGAACACACTCGGTACAATATCCCACTGGAACGCCACGATGGGGCGGTCTTGGCACATATACGGCGACGGGATGGCCTTAAGCAGCTCACCTTCGTTGGCAATCACAATAACTGCTTCAACGTATGCGCCTTGCTCTGCAATCTCGTCTTCAGACACACCTTCAGACAGCAGCAGGTCACGGGGTACTTTGCCGTAGTACTTGAGGAGGCGCACACGGTCGGTGGGACGGCTGTCGATTTCGGGATCGGGCTCAATCTCTTCGTCCGCTGCAGCGCTGCCTACGTACACATCATCCCGATACACACCAGACTCTTGCAGCTCTTCGACAACGTGGCGCGATACATACTCGTCAATGGCACAACCCATGGCACTATTGACACAGGTAGCGTTCGGGTCGATAAGGAAGTTGCGCGGCTGTACCGGATTAATCTTAACGATAGGGCGGTACACTTCGTTAACGCCCACTTCCTGCATATCGCCTTCCATCAGCGGACGCGTAGCAGGCTTATACTCTTTTATTTCTTCCACGACCACTTCGCCAATGCCCGTACCAAACACGGCAGCATTAACAAGCACTTCAGCCACAGAGGAGCGGATGCGGGCTGCGGCAAAGTCTTCGTGAAGCTTGCGCTTTAAGTACGCAATGTCTGCGGGCTCTTGGTCGTTAAGGTCGTCTTTGATGTCGAAGAGCTTTCCACGACCAAACGTCGCCTCTTCGACTTCCGCAACGCAAGACTCAACGGCTTGGGCCGTAGCGGGAGCAATAAGCTTCGACCGCTCAGAGTCACGCATCACATCTTCTGGTGCCCAGATGCCACGGTAGATACGCATAAACTCTTCGTGACGTGCGCTGTAGTTGCTTTCGTAGTGGTCACGCCATTTGTTGCAGCGGCTCAACACCCACTCAGCCAAGTCTTGATCTGGGCCGAACTGTGCTTCTTGTAAGAACACATTGTCACTCATAGTGGTTCCCTTATGTTAAACGTAGCGGCCCGGACTAATAGCCAGCAACAGCATCAAATGGTTCGTAATCGTCCTCAAGGTCTAGGTCGGCCATGTACGGCACAATAGCCATTTGGTCTACATAACTTAAGGCGTCAAGCAAATCGTCATGCACTAGCTGTGACGGAAATGCAGAAGCTTCGTCCACTAGCGCTGTGTTCCACGCGCCGTGCTTGAAGCGAATACGCTTATGCTCTAAGCGGCCTTGCAGTGCCCACAATATCCTGTCTTGCTTTTTCTTGTTGCCGTGGCTTAGTAGCTCCACACGGAACACACGAGCGGTGCGGCGCATAATGTCGCTGAGCGGCTGCATAACGGCCTGCTGCGCTATGCCTTTCTCAATACCTACAGACGGTGGCCTATACTCTTCCACGGCTCTAAAGATACGCTCTGCCGTTTCGTCTAGGGCCCAACGCCCAAACTGTATGTCTTCAACCCACCAAATGCCGCTCTCGTCTACAAACACGATAGCAATGGCACTATTGTCTCTGCGCTTCGTTTTGTTCCCTCTATCGCTCTCAAAGCCAGCCAAGTCAACCGCAATGTAATAGTCTCCTGGCAAGTCGCGTGGTTTTTCGTCGTAGTACATAAACTCATCAGCATCAAAGAACTCCGAGCCTTGCGCGTCAAAGCTAGCCATGTACTCTTGGTTGAAAGCCCAGCGGGGCAGCGTAGCCTCCGCATGGTCAATCTCTGTGCTGTCAAGGAACGGATTGTCACGGGACGTAAACTGCCACGCTTCCCAATCATCCCACGCCCCGGAGTAGCCTCCCATCCACATATCGTAGAAATGGTTCCGGCCTTCAGGCGTTCCGATGAATAGCGCTTTGCCTTTGAGGTCTGACAGCGCTGGACGCAGGATAGCTTCCCATACGTCTTGCTTCATAAACGCCAACTCGTCCATGACCAAGTACTTCAAGGACACACCCCGCAGGGTGTCGGGGCGGTCAGCACCCTTTAAGTATATGGTGTTGCCGCCAGCCAAGGTAATTG